CCAGAAACTGCAGATTCATTTTTACCTGCAATTTCAAGAACAAAATCATTGAACCACTCCACTCCAGAACAACAGTAATTGATTGTAATGTACGAAAAGACAAACAGAAGATCGCTGCTCAGTTCTTTGAGCGATGCCGTGATATACTTACCAGAGAAAGTATACGGTATGATGATGCGGTGGTCGCTGAGGTCGTCCAGAAATACTTCCCAGACTTCAGAAGAACGCTCAACGAACTTCAGCGGTATAGCTCCACGGGATCAATCGATACGGGGATCTTGGCAGTCCTCAACGAAGTCAGACTTGGAGAGTTGGTATCAGCGTTAAAGAACAAGGAATTCTCTGTTGTTCGTAAGTGGATTGTTACTAATTTGGACAATGATCCTAATGTTATACTAAGAACTGTATACGATAGCTTGTATGATTCTTTATTACCTGCTAGTATACCTCAAGCGGTATTGATAATTGCTAAATATCAATACCAATCAGCATTTGTTGCTGATCAAGAAATTAATTTATTAGCAGCGTTAACTGAAATTATGGTGGAGTGTCAATTCAAATGAAAAGTACTATTTACCCTGGTTATTATATAACCGATGATGGTATTGCTTACAGGGAACCTGTAAAGCATGAAAGAAGGTCAATCGAACCGAACGGTTTGGTAAGAGTATCAACTCATTTGAGAGGACACCCAAATTATCCAGAGCATAGATACGAATCGATTAATGTATCTCTTCGTACTGATGATATGGAATATATTAGAGATGACACTGGTAGAGTTAAGCAGAAAAAAGCTTACATCCATCATCTCGTTGCTCACGCATATCTACCTCCGAGGGAACCAGGTCAGGAGATAGATCATAAAGATCGCAACAAGACGAATAATAAATCTAGCAATCTTCGCTATCTAACTCATCATGAGAATGTTTCTCCATGTGCGAGAAAGTCATATACAATAACAGATAATGTTACTGGACAGAAATGGTCTGGTGATAATCTGAGAGAATGGGTTAAGGAGAACTATGATCTTATCGAAGCACGTCAACGTGTTCAAGGTATGAGTGTAAAGAATATGGCTAAAGCTTTTTACTGGAGTAGAACTTCTGGCAAGCCACATTTGAATTTTAAAGTTGAATGGTAATGACTAAATTGAGAAAGAAACAACGCCATCAGGTTAAATCTAGATGGTACTACATCTTCTGGGGTGCTGCAACTGTATCAGTATTTGTTGGACAGTTGTATGTTGGTACAGGATATCGTAAGATGTCAGAAAGTTTTCACAGACTTCTTGATACTATAGAAATCGCACCTCATTCCCCTTACATGCCCGTTATCAAATGAAAACTATTCTAGCACTTTTAATGCTTACTTCTCCTGTGATGGCAGGTGAGTATCAGCGTGGGTATTCTCACGAAAAATCATGCTTCAGATCTGAGTATAGAGAGGAGTATGTACCAGGTACAGAACAAGATCCTGGTTATGTAAGATCTTGGAAAGAAACTATTGAGTTTCCATGTGACAATAAACAATCAACAATTATCAGAGAGAGAAGAGTTGTTGAGGAATACAGGGAAGTTGATGATAACGACTGCACTGACGGTAAGATTGCAGGTGGATTGATAGGTGGAGGAGTAGGTGCTGCTTTATCTCAAGGAGATGGTAGATGGTGGGCAATTCCACTTGGTATAGTTGGTGGTGCTACTGTTGGATGTGAACTTAATGGAGGGTAGATGGCTGTTTTAAAAACTCCACTTCGTTATCCTGGTGGTAAATCCAGAGCTATATCAAAATTAACACAGTGGTTGCCTTCTAGGGAAATTACTGAATACCGTGAACCATTTTTGGGTGGCGGTAGTATGGCTCTTGAGATGACTAAGCGTTTACCTGGTGTACCTATCTGGGTGAATGATCTTTATGAACCTTTAGTGAATTTCTGGATACAGTTAAGAGATCATGGTGGGGGACTTCAGAAAGTTTTAGTTGAACTAAAGAAGGAACATCCTGATCCTCCTACTGCTAGGAAATTATTTGAACAATCTAAGGAGTATTTACATGACCCAGAAAAATCTGACTTTGATAAAGCCTGCGCTTTTTATGTCGTTAATAAGTGTTCCTTTAGTGGTCTTACTGAATCATCATCGTTTTCAGCACAAGCATCAGACAGTAACTTTTCCATGCGAGGGATCGAAAAGCTTGGAGAATATTCCAAACTCATTAAAGGATGGAAGATCACAAATGAATCGTATGAATCCCTTGTCTCAGATGAAACCTTAACTTTCATATATGCTGATCCACCTTATGACATAAAGGATGCACTCTATGGTAACAAGGGTGGTATGCATAGAGGATTTGATCATGAAAGGTTTGCGGATGTCATGGACAAGTGCTTATGCAATGTTATGATATCATATAATAATCACCCTGATATCGTTATGCGATATCTTGAATGGTGTCAGTATGATTATGCTCATACATATACCATGAGGTCCACAGGTGATTACATGAAGGACCAAACAAAACGTCGTGAATTGATTATTACTAATTATGGGAAGTTTGGGGGTTCGTGTACTGCAAAGCGGGTACTGTCAACTGTATCACACTCGTAAGGGTGGGTTGTCTACCTTCTGTCCAGGAGCACAACAAGCAATTATTAACGGTGGAGAAGTACATGTTACCATGAAGAGTGGTAGCGTACATATTTACCGAATAAACCAGTCTGAGACTGGTGTAGTGGGTCCTGTGAGGACATTTACATGACCTATGAACTTAAAGACTGGCTTAACTCTGTCAATTACACCAAAGAAAATCTTATTGCTGATGAACCTTCAGCGATATCTTCTTATCCTCCTTATATCATCAATAGATGTTTGTCTGGGAATATTGATAGCATATTATTTTCTAATGAGATGAATTTGAATGCACATCTTGATAAAGATATGCAGTATTCCTTCTTGCTAAATACATTGAGGAAACGAAAGCGTTTCTCTCCTTGGTTGAAGAAAGAACAGATTGAAGATCTGGATCTGGTCAAAAAACACTATGGTTATAGTAACGAAAAAGCGAAGGTCGCATTAACTCTTCTTACCAAATCTCAAATTGAATCATTACGCCAAAAACATGACATGGGAGGAAAAAGATGAGTGCGATCGAAGAGGTCAGTTGGACCGCTGATCAAATGGTTGAAGTGGGTCTTAAGGAACCCGATGACTTCTTAAAGGTAAGAGAAACATTAACACGTATTGGTGTCGCTTCTAGGAAAGAGAAGAAGCTTTATCAATCTTGTCACATACTACACAAACAAGGAAGATATTACATTGTACATTTTAAAGAGTTGTTTGCTTTGGATGGTAAGAAAGCAAACTTAAGTCTGAATGATGTGCAACGTAGGAATCGTATAGTACAATTACTTAGTGATTGGGGTCTAGTTGATATATCATCCAAAGAAACTATTGCAGATGTAGCACCTCTAAGTCAAATTAAAGTTCTCGCTTATAAAGAGAAGGGTGATTGGACATTAGAGAGCAAATATAACATAGGTAAGAAGAAGGAGGATTAACCGAACTTATATTTTCGGTTAATACCATAACCTTTTTTGATAGTTTATGCTTAAATAGTAGTGTATGCCGCAAGGGTACACACAATAAACACTCGCTTATTTAAGGAGAACTATCATGACTAACTTAGCAAGATTTCATGCTGCCAACCTTCCAGATTTAATGGATAGGATTACTCGCAATAGCATCGGAATGGATGAATATCTCAATAGATTTTGGGACGGGGTAGATACCACTTCAAACTATCCACCATATAACATAATTGAGATAAACAATGTCGAATCGAGGTTGGAGGTTGCCTTGGCAGGCTTCAAGAAAGATGAGCTCAAAGTCTTCACGGAGTTTGGAAAACTACATGTGGAAGGCAGCAAAAAAGAACAGGAAAATGATGGAACGTTTGTCCATAAAGGAGTGGCCAGCAGGTCGTTCTCTAGGGTCTGGACAATCTCAGATGATACCGAGATCAGAAGTGTCGGATTCGATGACGGATTACTGGTGGTAACACTAGGTAAGATAGTTCCAGAACATCATACTAGAAAAGATTATATCTAGTATATACAGGGGGGGATTGACAAAGTTCAGTCCCCCTATTATAATGTTTAGTATTAAACCTTTAAGTCATGGCAAAAAAGAAGGATCCAATAAATGTAACTCCACCTGAAACTCAAGGACCGATTGTCAACACAGATCGTGTGAAGATTGTTATCATGTTCAGTGGAGATCAAGTTATTGCTGACGTACAGGAAGCTGTAGATAAAGATAGTGGTGCACGTCAAGCATATATTTTAAACTTCCCTTACAGGGTTGAGTATGATCAACCAAAATTAGATGGAACTGGTGTTGTTTCAGATCCAGAAGTAAGGGTTAATTATTCTCCATGGTGTCCACTAACACCTGAGACTAGAATTCCTATTAATCATAATATGGTTGTTTCTATTGTTGAACCTGTACCTAGTTTGCGTGATACATACATTACTAATGTTCGCAAAATGGGTGGCAACGTAGAATGAGCGTAAAACTTTTGTTATTAAAATCTGGTGAGGAGGTAATAACTCAGGCTAAAGAGATCTTAGATCCTGATACCAAAGAACCAATTGGATTTCATTTACATAAACCCTTTAGATTAGATATTGTATCTGATGATGGTGGTATTGTATTCAATAGGGAGAAAGGTTATCAGGTTGCTTGGTTTCCTTGGGCACCTTTGAGTAAGGATAGAGATTTCTATCTACCAGGTCATCATGTTTTAACAGCATATGATCCATTAGATACGATTGCTGATCAATATATACAAGCAATCAAAGAAGAAAATTACGAACAGAACTTTAAGCAGCATGAAGACATGATTGCAGGAGTTACTGAGAGTGATTTAGACATGGAAAAATTATTTGCTGACGCAGAAAAAGTATTGGAGGATGAAGATGGAAACGATGGTAGTGATACTGAAGTCAGGGATACACCTGATCAGTCAAGTGGAACAACTGGAGGAGGAACCGAACTGCCACCTACAGGATCCGTACCTAATCAAGGATGATGGTACACTGGAGCCATGGCCCAGATATACAACTGACACAGACGTGTTGCTTTATTCAGAAACTCTTGCTACAATAGTAGAACCAACAAACGAAATCAAAAAAAAGTACGAGATCGTTACTAAATGAGTTTCTACACAAATGTTCAAATGGTTGGGGACAACTTACTTTATCTTGGGTACGAAAATGGTGAACGTATTCAGAGGAAGTTTAAGTTTTCTCCAACTCTTTTTGTCGTCACGGACAAGAAGACTAACTGGAAGACCCTTGACGGTAGGTATGCTAAGCCTGTTCAGTTTAATTCAATTAGAGAGGCGAGGGACTTTAGGGAGAAGTATCGTGACATAGAAAATTTTGAGGTTCATGGGTATGACAGGTATCTCTATCAATTCATATCGAAAGAGTTCCCGAAGGAAGTTGATTACGACCTTAAAAGTCTTAAGGTTACATCTCTTGATATTGAGGTGGCATGTGAAAATGGCTTCCCTAACGTGCAGGAATGCTCGCAATCTCTTCTCAGTATTACAGTCCAAGACTATTTCAGCCGTAAGATCAAGGTATGGGGTACCAAACCGTATCAAAACACTCGCGATGATGTTGAATATATCTTATGTGACAGCGAGGAACATTTGCTCCGTGGGTTTCTTCACTATTGGACTACTAATTTCCCAGATATTCTTACGGGGTGGAATGTAGAACTGTATGACGTACCATACATCTGTGGACGTATGGAACGGTTGTTTGGTGAACGTGAGATGAAGCAGATATCTCCATGGGGTATCGTTCATCGTGAGGATTTGGAGATCAAAGGTCGTCAACAGATAATATATAATATTTTTGGTATCAATGTCGTTGATTATCTTGACTTATATAAGAAATTCACTTATACTAATCAAGAATCCTATCGCTTAGACCACATAGCATTTGTGGAACTAGGTCAGAAGAAGTTAGATCACAGTGAGTTTGAGAATTTTAAGGAGTTCTATACTCGTGACTGGCAGAAGTTCATTGACTACAATATCAAGGACGTGGAACTTGTTTCCAGACTTGAGGATAAGATGAAACTTATCGAACTTGCTATTGCTCTAGCATATGATGCTAAGGTTAATATCAGGGATGTATATTATCAGGTGAGGATGTGGGACACCCTCATATATAATTTTCTTAAGGAGAAAAATATTGTTGTTCCACCAGCAAAACGATCAGACAAGTCAGACAAATACGCAGGAGCTTATGTCAAGGAACCGAAACCAGGACGCTATAATTGGGTTGTCTCTTTTGACCTCAATAGCCTGTATCCTCATCTTATTATGCAATACAATATCAGTCCAGAGACCCTCAGGGAGACTAGACATCCCAGTGCGAGCGTTGAACGGATTTTAAACCAAGAGATTGATATTAGTGGTGATTATGCAGTATGCGCTAACGGTGCTCAGTACCGTAAAGACATACATGGGTTCCTACCAGAAATGATGCAGAAGATTTACGATGAGCGCACGATATCTAAGAAGAAAATGCTCGCTGCCAAGCGGTTGTATGAAAATGAGCCGAGTGCCAAATTACAAAGAGATATTAGTAAATTCAATAACATCCAAATGGCTCGAAAGATCCAACTCAACTCGGCTTATGGTGCCATTGGAAATCAATACTTTAGATATTATAACTTGGCTAACGCTGAGGCAATTACTCTTAGTGGGCAGGTATCAATACGGTGGATTGCGAATAAAATGAATGAGTACCTGAACAAGGTACTTAAAACTAAGGAGGTTGACTATGTTATTGCTGCAGATACTGATAGCATATATCTTAATCTCGGTCCTTTGGTCGAGACTGTATACGAAGGCAGAGAGAAAACTGATGAAAGCGTTACTACGTTCCTTAACAAGGTCTGTGAAGTGGAACTTGAGCCTTATATTGAAAGTTCTTACGAAACGTTGGCCTCGTACGTAAATGCTTATGAGCAGAAGATGATCATGAAGCGAGAGAATATTGCTTCTAGTGGTATTTGGACTGCTAAGAAGAGGTATATTCTTAACGTATGGGATAGTGAGGGTGTTAGGTATAATGAACCCAAACTAAAGATGATGGGTATAGAGGCAGTCAAGTCTTCTACTCCCATGCCATGTCGTGATGCTATTAAAAATGCACTCAAGATTATGATGAGTGGTAGTGAAGAGGATCTCATAAGTTTTATAGATAACTTCAAGGATGAATTTGATTTGTTACCTCCTGAAGACATTGCATTTCCAAGGTCGGTCAATGGACTACGCAAATTTAAAGCGTCAGGAACCGTGTATTCAAAGGGAACCCCTTTACATGTTCGTGGAACTCTGCTTTATAATTTTTATGTCGCAAAGAACAAACTTGAATACAAGTACCCACTCGTTCAAGAGGGAGAAAAGATAAAGTATCTGTACTTGAGGCGACCAAACAAACTAGGCAACGAGAATGTTCTTTCATTCCTCAATACTTTTCCAAAAGAATTAGGACTGGCAGGACAGATAGATCGTGATGCCCAATTTAAAAAAGCTTTCCTTGACCCTTTACGAATTATCACAAATGTGATAGGATGGGAGACAGAGAGAGTTGCTAACCTTGAATTTTTATTTGCATGACATCATCATTTTTAAAAGATATCGTAAAGACGATTGATAATGAATACGCTGGTTTACTTTCTGAGGGTGGTGTCGGAGACATTGAATCTTTTGTTGACACTGGTTCTTTTATTTTCAATGCTCTCGTTAGTGGTTCAATTAACGGAGGTGTACCAAGTAATAAAATCACTGCATTAGCAGGTGAGAGTGGTACTGGTAAGACTTTTTTCTGTCTGGGTATTGTTCAGAATTACTTGGCAGAAAATCCAGATGCAGGTGTAGTTTACTTTGAAAGTGAAGCTGCTATCAGCAAACAGATGATAGATGAACGTGGCATAGATGGCACACGTATGATCTTAGTACCAGTAACTACTGTACAAGAGTTTCGTACTCAAGCATTACAGATCTTAGACAAATACTTAAGTCAAGATAAAGAAAAGCGCAAACCAATGATGTTTGTGCTAGACTCATTGGGGATGCTTTCCACATCTAAAGAACTAGCAGATAGTGCCGAGGGTAAAGACACTCGTGACATGACTAGAGCACAAGTTGTGAAAGCAATATTCCGTATTCTTACCCTTAAATTGGGTAAGGCAAATGTTCCTTTAATTGTAACCAATCATACCTATGATGTTGTTGGCGCGTATGTACCTACTAAAGAGATGGGTGGGGGTAGTGGTCTTAAGTATGCTGCTTCTACAATCATATACCTCTCGAAAAAGAAAGAGAAAGACGGTAAAGATGTCATCGGAAATATTATCAAAGCTAAGGCAGCAAAGTCTCGTTTGACAACCGAGAATGCACAAGTTGAAACAAGGTTATACTATGATGCTAGAGGTCTCGACAAGTACTATGGACTATTGGAATTGGGTGAGAAGTACGGAGTTTTCACTCGTAAAGGCAACCGCATTGTTGTCGGCGATAGCTCCGTTTATCCTTCTGCTATTCTTAAAGATCCCGAAAAATACTTCACGGAAGAAGTGATGGAGAAACTTGACTGGGCAGCAGGACAAGAATTTAGATATGGATCTGAAAAATAATGAGAGACGATCTATTTTCTATCCCTGTCCGTAAGTATCACATTGAAGAGAACGATCAGTTCGTTGATTATATCGATGAAATGTATAATTCTCAGAAGTTTGAGGTACCATCACCATATATTTCTGGAGTTGACCAGTTGCCACAGTGGGCAACAATGGGGTATATTGATATACTAGAGGGATTTTTAAATGATCTTGGTATACAAGATACTCATGTTGCTATTATTACTAGCATAACTTTAAAAGTTCTTGAGAAAGGAGAGAGTGTTGATCGAACTCATACTCTACCTAGTCATTACACACTAACTCATTATGTTAGTGAGACTAGACAGTCTGATACTTTCTATCATCCAGCAAAGAGTTTTGTTGAATGGTTAAATCCAGGTATTGATGAATGGAAAGAAGCAGCTGGCATGTATATAAATCAAGGTGATGTATTAATACATCCATCTTTTGTTGAACATAGTTCTCCTGTTGTTGATCGCAAGAGGATGACTATAACTCTTACAGTATGTTTGGAACGCAGAAATGAACAAGGTAGAGAACTTAGTACTGAAGAACCTACTCCTCAGTGAGAAGTATGTTCGTAAAGCTCTGCCATTTATAAAGGCAGAGTATTTTACAGACGTACTTGAGAAGAAACTTTTTAGTGTAATATCTAAATACTTTGCTGACTACAGTGCCCTTCCTACTAAGGAAGCACTGGACATTGAAGTTGGACAATTAGATACAATTTCAGATGATCAGCATAAGCAATTGCTTAAGGTCATTGCAGATATTGATGATGAACAATCTGAGTTTGATTGGATTGTAGATACTACTGAGAAGTGGTGTAAGGAACGTGCTATCTACCTTGCACTCATGGAGAGTATCAAGATTGCAGAAGGTAATGATGACACTCAAACAACTGGTGCCATACCTACCATTCTTTCTGATGCCTTAGCAGTCTCCTTCGATAATCATATCGGACATGATTACTTACAAGACTACGAAGATAGATACGATTTCTACCACCAACGTGAGGAGAAGATACCTTTTGATTTGGAATTCTTCAACCGTATTACAAAGGGTGGAATTCCTAACAAAACTCTCAACGTTGCTCTTGCAGGTACTGGTGTGGGTAAGTCTCTCTTTATGTGTCACTGTGCCTCTAGTAATCTTCTCTTGGGGAAGAATGTTTTGTACATTACGATGGAGATGGCTGAAGAAAAAATTGCTGAAAGGATAGATGCTAATCTTTTAAATTGTGATATACAAAACATCACTGAGTTACCTAAGATCATGTTTGAAAATAAGGTAACTAATATTTCTAAGAAAACACAAGGCAAATTGGTTATTAAAGAATATCCTACTGCGTCAGCAAGTGTAGGACATTTCAGAGCATTACTAAATGATCTTGCTTTGAAGAAAAACTTTACTCCAGATATAATATACATTGATTACTTGAACATTTGTGCTTCAAGTAGATACTCTAAATTAGGAAATGTCAACTCTTACTCATACATTAAAGCGATTGCTGAAGAACTTCGAGGACTTGCCGTGGAAGCGAATGTACCAATCGTTAGTGCAACACAGACGACTCGTAGCGGCTTCGCTTCTTCTGATGTTGATCTCACCGATACCAGTGAATCCTTTGGTCTACCCGCTACTGCTGATCTTATGTTTGCCCTCATCTCGACAGAAGAACTCGAAGGATTAAATCAAATTATGGTTAAACAATTAAAGAATCGTTACAATGATCCCACATTAAACAAGAGATTTGTAGTGGGTATTGACAGATCGAAGATGAGGCTGTATGATGTAGAACAGTCGGCTCAAAATCTATCTGATTCTAATCAGGATATTGAGGTCGAAACTGTTAAGGAAGATCTTTCCAAAAAGTTTGCTGCTTTAAAAGTATAAATTAACATGACTGTAGATTTTAAAAATTACGAGAAGTTTGTAGATGCTGTCACATCCGATAGTTCTAAAGATTTTGTCTATCTTGCTGACCGTTTGGTTGAACTTGACCGAAAGGGTGCCAATATTGAACGTCTTACCACTGCTGGCGTTGGGCTTGCTGCTGAGTCTGGTGAGTTTCTGGAAATCGTTAAGAAGATGGTCTTCCAAGGTAAACCTTGGGACGACGCAAACAGAGAGCATCTTATTATTGAGTTGGGTGACGTTATGTGGTATGTGGCACAAGCTTGTATGGCTTTGGACATATCTTTTGATGAGGTAATTGAGAGAAACGTGAAGAAGTTGGAGAAAAGATATCCAGGCGGTAAGTTTGATATACACTACTCCGAAGTTCGTGCAGAAGACGACCTCTAAATTTCATCAGGCATTCCCTCTGATAGTATATGAAAAGGAACTACCTGGTTTCTTGTCTTTACTTTACAAAGGTTTCGACGATGCAAAGTTCGACAACACAACAGGTAGAATTACAGGGGAATTAAATGGTAAGGTTCTAGTCCATCAAGACATAAGACTAGAACCATTTTTTAAAGCCTTGAAGAAGTCTGTTAGAGAATACCTAGAACATTTTTCAATAGATAAGTCCACATACGAGATTAACTTTGTCAAAACTTGGTTCACTATATGTGACCCTGGCCAGCATTTTCCTGCTCATTATCATTCTTGCTCACATATATCATACGTTTATTATATACAGACACCTGGTGATCCTTTAATTCTACATAAAAAGAATCCTAATGAATGGTTTGGAGATGCATTTAAACTTATTAAGGAGAACGGATACTGCAATGGTGATGGGTATGTTATCACACCTAAGGCAGAACATCTTGTTATATTTCCTGGTTCTCTGGAACATTATACTAGTCCTGAAGATAGACAACATCAAAGAATTAGTCTCGCTGGTGATATTGTTTTAACTCTGAAGCATAGAACAGATACTGAGACTGGATTACTACCTCCAAGATACTGGAAACAATTCTAAATACCTATAGTATTGAAGAATGACATGTCATTTCAGCCATTACCAGGTGGAATAAATGGAACATTATCTAAGTTTAAGAATGATAATGTTAGGGCAGAGCTGTCTAGACTTCTAGACCATGGAAAAGAATGGTACTATCAAGCTGATCCTCCCCAAAGAAATGCTAAAGGTAAATGGGTTCAGAATGGTTACTGGAATAAAAGAGCTTGGGGTGAGACAGGTAGTTATACTAGACCTCCAATAATTTTTAAGACAACTGCTAATTCTGTTAGAGCTGTAATAAAAACTTTCAAAGGTAGTATCTATGTTAAGAGAGTAAAGACTACTGGTGATAAAAGAATAGATGAGACTAGTACTAAACCACATATTCTTTTACAATTAGGTGCAAGATCAATTAAGGTAGCAACTACTGGTAAGACTGGTAGTGAGGTTAAAATTTCATCTTCTACCATGACAACTATGCAGGAGTTAGGATCTGCATGGGTGTTTTATAAAGCAGGTCAAAGAAATTCTCCATGGAATAGTTGGTTGGCTATGAAGGATGATAATGATGTTTATGATGGGCTTAAAAAGATATGGCATAAGTTAGGTAAGGCAGATATTGATGACTATGATGATTTCACAGAGAATTTTTACAAACAACAGAAGTCTTTACTAGCAAAACTTGCTAGTGGTCCTAGTTGTTGTTTATGGGATGAGTATAGCCAAGGTACTAACGTATCAGGTATGCCTTTGTTTACTGGTACTACATTCATGCAGGAAATTACTAAAGCATCAGCTGATGTTGGAGTACCGAAGAAGGATAACTGGAACCCTGCTGATATTTGGTTAGTGAAGAACCCAGATACTCAGTTGAAATTGATAGATGCTATTACTAAAGCAAAGTTACCTAAAGATAAAAAATTAATGGCTCTCAATAAGGAAATGAGAGAGATGTTTATGAGGGGTGATGTCTTTGGTATATCTCTTAAGAAAGTTGCTGAGAATAAATCAGCTACTACTGTGTATATGAATCATAAGGATGAGTTCTTCACAACCAGTTGGGATGGTAGAGGAAAGGGTGGTACTGATAATCTTTTAATGGAGTTTAAAGAAGCTGTATGTAAATTTGAAACAAAAACAGCTAAGGAAGGTGGTATAACTTTTAAATCTCAGGACGCTAGGTTCCGTGTTTGGGATGATGGTAATACATATGACTTTCAGATTAAAGCAAATGATAGTACTAAGTTTGATGGATTGAAATACGAACCTACTTCTAAGGGTGCTAGTGCTGCTAGACTTGGTAAAGCTACTGTTGAATGGGTGCTAGATTTACAAAGAGATAATGGAGTAGGTGGATACTTTAGTAAAACTAATGGAGATTATCCTAAGAATGTTGATGAGTTTGTGGCAAATAAATTTGCTAAAGATCATTGTTCATGTACTTGGAAAGAGATGATAAGAACTATCATTGCAGGTGGTACAGGAACAACTAATAAGAAATTAGAACATGCTATTACACATGTACCTGGTAAGACATTAGAAGAAGTTGCTTGTGATAATTTTGAATTGGTATTTGACACAGAACCTCATGTTGCTAATGCTAAATGTCAAGAGGTTGCATGGTTATATGCTTTCTATAAGATGGATTCAGATAAGTGGAATAAATTCTGTACTGAGATGTGTTGGTTGGCTATGAAAGCTGGACGTAGATATGGACCATTTGCTAAAATATACTAATGAGTAAGAACACACACTTAGAACACTTAGAAGATAGTATTCTCCTTGATGGTAAGGAGGGTGCTGCTGATGCCTTTATGTTTCTGGATGAATTGGCTAGAGTTTTTACTGGTGTTCAGAAGAATGGTTTAAAGGTTACTACTAAATGGGATGGTGCTCCTGCTGTATTTTGTGGTGAGTATCCAGGATCAGATACTTTTTTCGTAGGATCAAAGTCTATCTTTAATAAAGATGCGAAGGTTAATTTTGGTATGGAGGATGTTGAAAGACATCATGGACATTCACCAGGTCTTGCTTCTAAGTTAAAGGATTGTTTAAAGTATCTTCCTTCAATAGGTATCAAAGGTGTTGCGCAGGGTGATCTTTTATTTACTAAAGAGGATAAACAAATCAAAAAAATTCATGGGCAGGATTGTTTGATATTTCAACCCAATACTATTACATATTGTATTCCAAAAGAAGATGAATTATATGAGAAGGCTTTAAAAGCAAAGTTGGGTGTAGTATTTCACACTCAATATGTTGGACAAACTATTGAGGGGTTGAATGCTAAGTTTGGATATGATGTTAATACATTAAAGGATAGTGATGATGTATTAGTTCTTAGTGCTGCTACTGGTCAGTTGGGTAAGGATAATTTGTTGACTGGAGATGAGAAAAAGAAACTAGTAACAATAAGATCACAGAGCTCTAAGATGGTAACTGATGTTCTAGACACTCTTGCAGAACATAATTCAGGTAAAGATCAGTTAATTGTTGGAGTTAGATTGAAGATATTTTTCAACAAGTATATTAGAGAGGGTAAGAGGATGGGCACTTCTTCTAAAGTTCTTGAGGAGTTTACTACTTATTTTGAAACAGAAGTACGGAAAGCTGCTGACAAATTAAAGACACCTAAAGGTAAGGCTGCCAAGTTGACTAAGTTATATGATGGATTAGATTTCATAAAGGATCATAAATCAGATCTAATTAAAACTATTGATCTCTATAAGAACTTACAGATTGCTAAAGATATGTTTGTGCGTAAACTTGAGAAGGGTGAGAGGTTTGGTACATTTCTCCGCACTGAAAATGGATTTGATATCACAGCACCTGAGGGTTATGTTGCTATCGTGGAAGGTGATAGGGCTGTTAAGTTAGTTGATCGTCTATCCTTTAGTACTGCTAACTTCAATGTAGAAAAGAACTGGGTGGAAGGAGATAAGAAATGAGCAACAGAACTGAAACATGCTACTTCACATTTGGTAGATTTAATCCACCAACTATAGGACATTACAAACTTTTAGAGAGACTTGTTTCTGAGAGTGGTGCTGATGATGTGATGATATTCCCAACTAAAACTGTGGATAAGACTAAGAACCCTTTGAGATTTAGAAGTAAAGTTAACTGGATGAAGAGATCTTATCCTGAAATGAAAGACTACATTGTTGGTGATGAAGAATGCTGTAGAACTATTATTACAACTTGCCAGCACATGATGATGTTAGATTATAAACGTATAGTAATGGTAGTTGGTCAGGATAGAGTAACTGAGTTTGATACTTTATTACAGAAGCGGAATAGAACAGATGATTTTGCATTTGATAAGATTGAAGTAGTGTCTGCTGGTCTTAGAGATCCAGATAAGGAAGGTGCAGAAGGTATGTCTGCAAGTAAGATGAGGGACGCGGCAAAAGCAGGAGATTCTAGCGGATTTAGAGAGGGAACATCCCGTAATATGAAACCTTCCATGAAAATAAGGATGATGAAAGAGGTTAGGAAGGGATTAGGCTTATAAATAAGTTTGATATGTACACATATATTAATGAAATCTTTCTCTGACTTTGCTAAAAAGACTCAGGTTGCGGAAGCAAAAATCACTCGTGATAAGTTCTATAAGAACGAAGTATATAAAAAAGGTGAGTGGGTTTTAACTGAGAACGGACAGGTAGGAAAGATCTTACGTCGTGGACCTAACTATGTACTATGTCTAACTGCTGAAGATACAACCTTCCGCACTTGGATTACTGACATACAGGAAGTTTTCGAGATTGGAACTGATGCGTATCGAGAGTATGTAATGTCGCTTACTCCTGGCCAAAAGGTACAGAAACCTGCTGGTACAGTTGCAGTTAAGCAAACAATCCCTACAGACCCCATAAAAGATAAGATGGATCACCACGAAGAAAAGACTTTAGCACAGTATGCTGCTGAAGCAATAACAAAGAACGCTAAGTTTGAAGGACCAGTCGTACAGAACGATGTCCAGAAGGAATGGAGGTTTGATTACTCCGCTAAGATGGCTAACACAGACATCAAAGGCAAGGGAGCCGATGGTGTAGGTGGTGGTGATGCACCAGGTATGAAACTTGCTGAACCAAAGGGTGAAGAAGGAAAGCCAGAAGTAAAGAAAGTAAAGCATTCATGTGTAACTAAGGTTGAACATCCTGAGTGGGGTGAGGGAAATTGTTTAACTGAGATGCACACACTTGATGAGGAAGGAAACGTATCTCATTATGATATAATGTTTGAGCATGGAATAGAGAAGAATGTTCCTTCCGATTCATTCAAGGTTACTAGAGAAGCAGTGCATGAGCATGTAGTTAACCAAGAGGTTAAGTCTCGTAGGCAAATTGATTTAGAACCACCTGCAGGTCCACATGGTGTTAACTATTTGGAACCAGAAGTAAAGACGGAAGAAACTAAACCAGTCAAAGAGAAAAGATCTTTCTCTAGCTTCAGGAGTATTGCCGAAAAAAAGTAAAAGGTCCTATTGAGATCATGCCTCAATTGGATGATCCCGATGGGATGAAACCTTCAGAACAGAAAATGAAGAAGGCTCCTAAACAGAAGTTAAAGGAAGCTTGTAATTTTACAGATAAGGGTGTAGAATGTCCTGTACATGGTACGAAGAGATGTCCAGAGGTTAGATGACGTATCCAGCTCAATCACCTGTTCCGCATGATGATTGGTTCCCACCTAATCCTTTAGATAGTATGCCAATTGCTACTGATAAAGGTGGGTTTGATTGGGAGGACACTGCTCCTTGTGAGTATGAACCTCCTGAAGAAGAGATTACAATACATGAGAAGATGTATCGTATGGCAACAAAAAATTCTACATTAATGGATGGTGCAAGTGAGAAAAATATGGCAGGAGGAAGTTCTTCAGGATCTAACCTCGTATAATAATTTAAAGAATAGATATAAAGAAATTGTTCCAGAGATCATAAGATTTGTGGAAGTTAATCAACCTATCTTAAATGAGTGGGTCTTAGATAAGTGGGTTGAGGATAGAAACTTAGGAAGAGTACAACTATGGGATGGTTCATGGAAGGTTATACCCATGCCACTTAATCCTGTAGGTACTACAGCAACTGAAGAAGACTTTGAACTCAGCGAGATGGTATCATTCGTTGAGTTATTTAATACTACGCTAGAGAAGGTAAAAGAAGTACTCCCTAAACTTACGGAGAGTATGATGGAGTTATGTCCTACATTTTATAATTCAATAAAAGAAGACGTTGACGGACAGTTGTTAAAGAGTTGTACTATAAGTAAGTTATCACCAGGTACAAAGATCAATCCGCACAGTGGTGACATAGATTCATTACGCTTACATTTCCCTATTGTAACTGATGCATGTGCATGGTTAAGTGTACGTGGAAGAAAGAGGACATGGATACCAGGAGAACTCTTTGCTTTTCATGATCATGATAAGCATTGGGCTCAGCATAATGGTTTAAAGGATAGGATAGTTGTTATCATGGATTACTCTTTATCTCAGTTGGAAGAGGAGAAAGGTATCGTTTTGCAAAAATGGGATGAGGAAGAGGACTATATATAATAGCATTTATTATAGCTATGATTAATTTTTTAATGCCCATTGCAATAAGTATCATCAACAAAGCAGTTGATAGGATACCTGATGA